GTTAAAGCTTTGATTTGCTCAGCAAGTGAATTGTATGTTTTTTCTTGAGAAAGTTGCTGGTCTACTTTTGCTTGTAAAGCATCAATTTGTGGCTGCGTTAATGCGCGAACTCTATTAGAAAATGCTTCTTCAGTTTTTTGGTTTATTATTGGGATTAAAGCTGACCCCTTCAGTATTTGTCTTCCCTCACCAGCTTTTACTTGTTCGTAATTGTTTCGATCTGCAATTTGAAAAATTCCTTGTGGACGAAGATAGTAGTCTGCGTTTGGATCTATTGAGGCTGTATTTACTCCAGCAAGTCCTTCGTACATATATTTAGCCTTTAATTAAGTATTGCTTACGTCTTTTCCAATTGTGCCGTAGAAATCAAAAGGTCCTGGCTGACGGTTCATGGCTACGTTCTCTTCCACAGAGCCGTAAGGACTCTGGCCGTAAAGCTGTGCAAACTGCCTAGTCATCTGATTCCCCAGCCCGCGATTTAAGGCATACGCCTGTGGGCTTTGTTCATACGCCCTGCGTAACCCTTCCAGCGTCCTCTGCGGACCGTATTGGCGTTCTAACTGTAGGCCAGCCTGCACTCCAGCCTGCTGATCTAGTGCAGATAATTGACGTTCTAATGCGCGCTGTTGGGGCATGTACTGCGCGCGCAGCCTGTTCTCAACAGCAGCCATTTGCGGTAATTTGCTTATGTAGGTATCAACATTCTCGCGATACGCAGCAGCATTGGCAGCTGCCACCTCTGCTGGATTGGGAGGAGGAGGCGGTGAAGGAATAGACGGTGATCCACCCATGGTGTTAAACCTTCGCCTTTCGCATAAATGTCATATAGTCGTAACTCCTTGGTTTGCCAGAACGATTAAAGGTGATCCGCTTGCGAGGACCAAAACGCTCCCAAAGGAGCAACAGCAAGCATCGTAAGGATTTAGCACCTTTTGATGAGATCGTCAAGTCAACAAAGACATTCTCACCATCTTCGCTATGCACATAATGATTAGGCTCTTGCCCATCCTTTATGCACCTAGCCAAAGCCACGCCCACAATGCCGTCATTATCCTTAACAATCCCAACCATGCCCTGCTTCTCGAACCAGCCATACCAATCGGCCAGATTAGGCCACATAGCCTCTGGAACGCTGCTTTGCTCAATATACTCAATAGCCGTCATATTGTTTGCTGGATTAGGATTGTATCTGGATTTGCCGCAGCCGTTATCTGGCGGATAGCCATCTTGTTAGCTTGGGTAGAAATCTTGATGTTAAGTAAACGCCACTTCTCGTACTTGCGCAGGTCGCTGGCAAGCTTCTTTTTGACCGATGTTGGCAGGACTGCTGGAAGCGTGAATGGGAGAGTTAGAACTGAGCTTGCAATATTTATGTTGGATGCAACGTCAATGTCGCCAACGTCAATGTCGCGCTGGATTGCAATAGTGGCATCGGATGAAAAGGAGTTGTCAAAGATGACCTCGAAATGCGAACCGTATTTTAGCGAGAATGGATCTCCAAAATTAAAATCCTTTGTACGCACATAAGACTGGTAATCAGTTCCAGCGTCCTGATAATCTGCGGACGTAGTGCCAGCGGGAGACTTGTAGCCAGCGTACTTCTCGATTATGCCATTGGTCTTTTTGAACATCGCCCTAGAGCCTTCTTGATTAAAGTTCGTAAGCGTGAACTGCATAACTTGAGGAGTCCATGTACCCTCGAATGCGTTTAACGCAGTGTTGTAAACCAAGAGCGTATCGTTGTAATCGTTTGCTCCAGTGGGTATGGCGAGGAAATATCTATTATCGTAGTAGATTGCTGTAGCCACCCTAATAGAATCCGTATTGATGCTCTGGATCACATCCTTGACAACCTCTGAAATAGGTATTCCAACTGAACTGAAATCGTCTGCCGCAGATCGAACTAGCGATCTGATTCCGTTGTCGGATAGGAACAGAATGTCGCTGCTTACTTGAACCGCAGTGCCAGTTGCCACGCATCCAGTGTTGTTTGAAATGATTGAAACAATCCAGTCCGCACCAGAAGTAGCATCGCTAGGAATATCAACTTGGAACACTCTGCGCTTCTTGAATACAATCAGCCTATTCTTGTAATAAGGAACAACTGCCGTAATTGCATCGCCATCATCGCCGTTGACAACGATGCTGTTGGTTGATGCCCATACTGAAGGATCAAGAATGTCTGAGGCATAAAGCGTGTTTCTATTTGCACCAGAGCCAACGCCAAACAATCTATTTTCAGCGTTTACCAAAATCCTAATACCCGCTGGAGGCGCGCTGACTGTTGCTGTGGCCGTAGCACCAGAGCCATTTCCAATGATTGTAACGGTAGGTGCAGTAGAGTAGCCAGATCCACCATTAACAACTGTAACGCCAGTAACAGCCCCACCAGCGACCAACGTAATTAGTTCTGGCATCGTCCCGCCAAGCGTTGGGCCAGTAATGATTGCAGTCGCGCTTGTATAACCGCTACCAGCCGTTGTTACTGTAATCGCCCTAACCTTGCCACCCTGCCTTTCAACCGCAGTTCCGTCCCAAAAGTGTAGGTCGCTATCGGAATCAGATAGAAACATCTTGTCAACAAACTGAGCAAAAGATACCTCAATGTCTTCTGCCACGCTGTAGCCATCTCGCCATTGAACCTGCTCTGCTGTCCAAGTTATGTTTGTATTGGCCCATTCTTGGTATCCAATATGAGGAGTTGCGCTTCCGCTTGATTCAATGCTGTAAAATTTACCACCAGTAACAGTCAGCAATTGCTGGTATGCTGACGTTTCATAGTATCGCATCCCGCCAACGGAAGTTGCCGAGCTGGTTGCGCCAGTTGCAAAGCTTGTCGCGCCTACGCGAGTTTCAAGATTACCCTTTGGCGAAAGGGTCATGTTGTACAGCTCTTGTACTTGATTCTCGGCTAGTAGGTCGGATTGAAGACCGCTGGCTTGACCGCCAGTAAAATTGCGTATTCCGTCAAAGGACAGAACATCGTCCAAGTTGTCGCTGTATAAAGGCATTGTGCCTCCTTTAAGCCGAGAACATTTCTTCTATGGTTAGCTCACCTAAACTTTGCGGAGTGATCTGCTTCACTCCACCAACTTGGCTCAACTCGTAGTTAGCCATAGCTGCAAGATCAATATTAGCAGTCTGCGTGATGGCTTGCGCCTTGGCATACTGCCGTTCACGCTCAAGTGCGTCAGAATGCGTCAAGGCTAGAACCAAGTGATGAACGTGGGGTAGGCGAAGTTCGTCATCCAGCGCGGCTTGCGATGGAGGAAAGTCAACAATGATGTTTGTGCGAGTAAGGCACTTTAGCTTCTCCACTACACGCAATGGGATTGTGCCAGATGTGGCAAGCCTTGGGTAAAGGTTTAGCTGTGCAACGCCACTGCTGTTGCGACCAGTGAAATGATATGTGTCTGGATCGCCAGTACGAGCATCGTCAAGCAAGCCTGGGTCTTGGCTTACAATCGTTGCTAAATCAATCGGGTCAACCTCTGCATCGTTGTAAGCTACCGATAGAGGAGTCTCGACATTGCTACCAAGCGTGATTAAACGATTCGTGCCAACCGAATAGGTTGAATTTGTTACAGTCTCACGCCAAGGCGCAAAGTCCCATACACGCCGATAGGCTAGGCTTGCAGCTTTCTGCAAAAAAGTAAGCGTGTCCGAGTCGGTCTTTCCAACCTTCTCGCCAGCGTACTGAGCGATTTCAGTTAGGGTCATTTACTCTTGGCTCGGAATAGAGCTAGGATCAATCTCAACTTCGTTTTCGTCAAAGTATTTTACTTCGCCAGTTGTACAGTTTGACTCAATTCTTGCTATCATAAATTATCCTTCGTACATGATGTTGATAGAACCTGCGTCAAAGGTGTCAGTACCGTTTACGGTAGTGATGCGGATGCGGTCAAGTGCGCCAGAGAGTGTGATAGAGCCACCGCTTATACATCCCGATTCGCCACCAGCTGCGCCAAGATTAAGGGAACAAACCCAAATGTTTCCGCTTACAAGAGTCCAGGCGGCTTGCCCGCTATACGTTGCACCTGCGGTTGTATTGTTAGGGCTAACTCCAGCAGTAAATGACGCAGCACTAATCGTGGAGCCACCATACCTCATCCCACCGCCCGAATATCCAGTTGTAACAATGCCAGTACTTGTTCCTGCTTGAAGCAGAAACGCACTAGATCCACTTAAACTCACCTCATTAAACATCACCGTAATCCGCTTCACCCAACTAGGAATACCAGTAAAGTCAATTGCTGTACCGCTTGTAGATGTGACAGCAGTTCCGCTAGTAAATGGTTGAGAGAGATTTGTTGGCGTTACTTTTGCAGTACCAATTGTTCCTGTTCCTTGGCTAATTGTAAAGTCACCAGCAAGAGTGGTGGACAAATTACCAATCGTGCCAGTAGTGCTATTTAGCGTAGCAATCGTGCCAGTAGTGCTATTTAGTGTGCCAATCGTTCCAGTAGTGCTGTTAAGCGTAGCAATCGTTCCAGAAGTAAAGATGCCTGCTGTACCAGTTGTAGTTCCAGCGGTAAGGACTGGAATCAATGCCGTTGTAATCGTTCCGTTGGTAATCGTTGCCGCTGTTGATGTGGTTGTGCCAGCCGTAAGATTGGTAATTGTGCCAGTAGTAATTGTTGCACTTGTACTAACTGTGCGGTTTCCTGTGGCAGTGCCGTAGGTCAACGCGCCAGTTAGATTTAAGTTAACAAATGTTCCAGCAGTAAGCCCGTCTTCTAAAAGATTCTGAACTGTTACCTTCCGTGGGGCTAGAGAAGCGTCAACGCTGTCTGGAGCGATGAGGAGCAGATCAGCCGTACCAATGGTTGTGATCTCCTGCTGGTTCTTAATGATCGCAGAATTGACAAGCGCGGTATCAATTAGGTTGTGCAGGCCAGCCGCGGTAACCGTACCGTTGGTAGAGAACGTCTGCTGACGATTGATTATGTTTGCCATATTAAGCTGTAAACCTCAGTGCGGTTGCGAAGATTGTTCCTGCTGGAATTGTCCCAGCGGTTGTGCCTTTTCCGATTATGTTGTATTCGACAACATCCGTTGCTATGGGAAAGAAGTTTGTTGCAATCAAAGCACCAGTGCCAGTGGTTGATCCAAGGCTGTCAATTGAAGCAATCACAATGTCTCCAAGCTGACATGGCAACCCAAATGTGCCAGTTGTGGAGTCGTTGGCAGCGTGCGTCTGAACTGTGCCGCCAGAGAAGGCAAATGTGCCATAGGAAACATTTGTTATTTTTGGACCAGCTAGACCGCCAATCTCCAGTGTGCCAACTGTGGCAAGACCAGTATTGTTAATTGTCGTGGAGGCAATCGTGCCTAGCGTGTTTGTGCCAGTAGAAGAAGTGAAGCCAGTGGCGAATGTGGAAACGCCTAGAATGTTGGGAATTGTGGCAGTGCTAATTGTGGCCGTTGAAATTGTAGCAGTACCCACCGACAGAGTGCCAATCGTAGCCGTACCAGTTGAAGCTGTGATGTTTGTTCCAAAGGTAACAGCACCAGTAAGTGTTGATGCTCCATCAACCGAGAAAGAACCAGTGCTGCTTACGCCAGATGTAGAAAGAGATAAGGCAGAAGATGTGTTGTCACCATCAGTAACAACCTGCAATGCACCATCAAGCCCACCAGTGGTGAAGGTCTTTAGAAGCTGTGCAAAGCTACTACTGATCGTCTGTGTTCCAAGTGTGGGCATTTAGTCTCCTAGTTAGAAAGGCGGTTTTTGAGGACATCCCAGGCCATTGAGCAAGCAAGCCCTATCAGCCCAGCTACAGCC